TCTCGGCGTGCTTTGCATTGCCTTGATTACATTGTTTCTTAAATCATTTGCAAGATCTGTCATGGCGTGAACAGCAACATTATAAGCCTTGCGATCAAGCTTTTGCAAAAAGAGTCCGAGATCATCTTCATCTATTACTCTTATGTCAATCATTATGCCGCTCCGGTTCCTTGCTCTTCAATTTCTGAACACCTCAAAGTTATAAACTCTTTGAAATCCTCGTCATTCATAATTCTATTTATCCGCATCAAACGGCCTCTTGTTGCGCTTGACGTTTGATGAAATATAAAGTAATCAGCCTTTATTTTATTAATATCGTCAATGGCATTAGTCGCAAAAGCAGTTGAGAAAGCTTTTGTAAATGCCTTTCCTATAGAAGACAATCCAGAAGTCCGGACCGTTATTCTATGCGTGTCTTCATCGCCTGCATTTTGATATCTTACTGGCGATGTGCCGAAATTGATACCCCTTGGATTAAGGGTTTCAATCATTGCCCAAAGAGATGTTATTGTTTCGTAATCTCTATTAAATCCTGCTTGCCCCAAACCTTGTATTGGTTTTTTAAGCTGTATACGATGTTTTAATTTTGGTGCAAGATATTTCATACTCTTACTATCATAAAGTTTCTTAGTAAGTTTTCAACAACTTTTGGAGGTTCCGGATTTGGATCTCTATTCTCATAAACATATGTTGCCCAAACTTTGATCGCATCCTTAATCGCCTGTGGAACTTCATCCGCAGTTTCTCCATAACCTGCTTTATAAGTTATTTTATATCCACCAATACCTCTGTCTGTATTCAGTGGATTTTCAGAATCTTGTTTTATAACAAGTCTTGCAGGTACACCGGCAGCAAGATAATAATTACTACTAGCATATATTGTTGCTGTGTCCGACTCATCCAATGTTGTCACGCTTGTAATAGAAATCACAGGCGACAAAGGAAGTTCATAAATACTATGATCCCACGAATCCAAAGACATTTCAATTGTCTTTTCAATTAGTGATTGCCGAATAAAATCTTCTACGTTTTTTCTAGCTGTTTTTATAATCCCTGCCAAGACATCGTCTTCGTCATCACCGTCAATTCTTGCCCAAAATTTAAGCTCGTTAACGGTAACAGGTTCGACTGTTGAGTCTGCCGTAACAACAAATTTACGACCACTTAATCTGTCAGGACAGGGACTTGTTATCATTTTTTATTTTTTTCGAAAGAAGCCTTTCTTCTTTTTTCTGCGTTTGAAATTGTCTTCGGCTCTTCTTTTTTTTCTTCTTTCACTGGTTGTTCTTTCTTTTCTTCTTTCACATCTATAATCATTTCAACCTTTCCAAGCTCAATAGCAAGTGCAAAAGTTTTATCATCTATTTCACAAACATCGCCGACCTTATAGTTTATAACATCGTAGCCGTTTGGTGAATATGCAAAAGCACCAAGAAATTTAACTTTGGTCATGAAGAAACTCTCTCTGCTGTTGCACCATTCCTTTCAATGATTGACCATGCTCCAGCCGTGTAACAACGCAAACGCATAAATCCGTTTGAAGCAACTGATTGTTGTATAGAAATACTTGAAACATCGGCGAACCGTGTTCCAACTATAGTACAACCCGAAGTTGAAATAAAAACAGAAGCAAGTGAGTTATCAGTAAGCATTTGTAATTCAAGTTCCTGACCAACTCGCGGATCAGACGTAAGCCACGCGCTCGCGTTCGTAGCGCCGGCAGCTGCACTGAATTGAATTAGCCCATAAGTTGAAGGCAAATTAATTACTGAAAGCACACCTGCGCCAGTAGTAATATTAACTTTTTGAGTTTTAAGATAAACAATATCATTCAACATTTGACCGGTAACATCATTACCAGCAAAATTAAAATAACCGTCACTATCTACAAACAATCTTTCAGCATCTTGCTCAATGCCGACTTTCGAATTCGGATATGTTCCGTCTCGTCCTGACATAATTATTTCCTTTTAATAAAATAAAAAGGGCCGAAGCCCTTCTTTATTATATTGATTCGTTTACTGCCCAAGTATCGGCTTCACCAAGAAAGGCGACACCGGCTGCCCACGCTGCCGAAGCTGCATCGGAGTTACGAACAACAATTCTTAAATATCTGTGTAGAGTATCTTTTTTATACCCTGCGAAAAACATTTCAGAATGTCCGGTCACATCTGTTGCTGATTGCAAAGACATGAAAACACCTGTTTCACCAGTTGAATCATATCCACCATAAACAGAATGTATAATCTGGCTATTTGGTACAAGTGACCATGCACTAACACCGGCAGCCGAAGCAAGCCCGTGTTGTAATAGTCCATAAAGGATATCAGCAGCACCCATATCACCGCCTGAAGCAAGACTTGCAACATTTAGCGCAACGGTTACGGCATTAAAGCCTTTTGTATCAATTGTGTTACCGTTCTGATCGCCTTGAGCATCAGATACAAGATCTGCGCTCCAAGCATCGAAGTATTTAAAATTACTGTAATGTTCTCTACTCATTTTGGAATTCCTTTTTTGTGCTTAATTATTATGCTGCAATTACACCAAGCTTGATAGCTTGCCAGTTAACAACTTTACCACCAACACGTTTACGAGTATAAAACTGAACATGTGGTTTATCAGTATACGGATCCCGAAGAACAGAAATACCAATTCTATCAACGATAGTATAGGCTTCTCTCCAGTCTGCATAAGCAACAGAAAGGGCACCGGCTGCAATAGCTGGCATAGTAGTTGCCATTCTAACAGGAGCACCAAGAATAGTTGAACTTGGATCAGCTGCAAGCATTGAAGGCTTCCAGATATAATTTCCAGCACCGTCTTTAAGAAGCATTGCATCAGCAACGGTTGAACGATTCATTAACCATGTACCACGCTCAAGATAATCTTCAAGCATTGAATATTTTACATTTACGAAACCATCTGCAGTAAGAGCAGCAGCAGCACCCATGTTTATTTGTTCAACTTTTCCTTTTTCCAAAGTTCCGGCTGTTGTCCAGTTATCATAAGTAAGAAAACCGGTTGGCTTTTCGTTTCCGTCACCAGTTACAAAAGAAGCACCTTCAATACGTGCAAACCGTTTTGCAACTTTTTCAGCAATCCAGTTTTCAATATTAACTGAAGCATCTTCTAAAAGTTGCTGGGTAGCTTTTGGCTTTGCAAACATTTCGTGAACAAAGATTTTTTCTTTACCAAGTTTTGCAGTATCGGACTCTGTTCTGTTTCCAGTTTCATTAACCCATCCAGCTGAAAACTCATCCCAGTCAGATCCCATTTCAAGGGCATCAGAAGAAATGTTTTCAACATTTGCAAGTTGTCTGATTGGATCCATTTCATAAATGCGCTTTATAATCCGGCTTGACATTTCTGGGGGAACTACATATCCACCATCGGTATCGATACCAACAGAAAGAGCTTTTATTTCTTCAGGGGTGACGCCTCTTTTTGCTTCATCGCCAAAGTGCAACATGTCAGTAAAAGCATTTTTGTATGCTATGTATGCTTCAGCATCATAGTTAAAACCCTTCATATCAAAACGGCCTACTTTGCCTTCTTTTCTATTTGAAATGGTTGAATGATAAAAATCTTTTACTTCTTTTTCGTCTGCCAATGGTTGATTCGTGCCATGAACGAAGCCAGGACGCTTTAATGATAATTCAATTTCATCATATTTTGATTGAGCTTCAGCAAATTTTTTGTCCATCTCATCTTGACGAGTTGCAATGTCTTGCTGTAGCTTTTCAATCTTGTCATCACCTGATTTTCTTCCACTTTCGAAAGTGGTTTTTAATTCATGGTAATTGGTTTGAAGCTCATCATTTTGAGCCTTTACATTATCACCAACGTTCTTGATTTCTTTCAAGACGTTTTCTTGTAGTTCAATTTTTTCTTCTGGAGTAAGAGCCATAAGTAAATCCTTATTTTATTTTTTTAACGATTCTAATTCGCTATTAAGTTGCGTTAAACCTTCATATATTTTCTTCATTGAATCGGTGTCACTCTTTTTCTCAAAAAGTTTATCCTTGCATAAAGAAACAATATATTCAGCAGCATTTTTTGAAAGGCCAGCCTCACGCAAACCATTCTCAAAATCGCGGGGGTTTTTCGCATCTTCTATTATACTTTTTACGTTTGTTATTGTAGCTCGATTATTTGCAGGAAAAACAACGGGTGAAACTTCGTATAAATCTATCTTTGTTAACGTTCTTATGCCTTTTTCATGATCGTATTCAGATTCAACAGCGCCAAAGCCAATGGACAAGCCCTTTACAGCTTTTATCTTCATTAGCTCAAACATGTTCTTGCCATCAGTTGAATTGATTGCAATCTGGCCTTTAAGCTTTAAGCCCTTTCCATTTTCAGATGCTTCAAGATATGTACCAATAGGCCGACTCATATCATGTTGCCATAACATAGCAACACCAAGACCAGAAACACCACCCTTTGTTAGTGTTTCAGAAAAAGCACCTTTTGCAATAACATCACCATAACTATCCGGCTTGCCGCCAAAAGTAGAACCATAGCCGGTAAAAATTCCGGCCTCATCGCCGTCTGTTTTTAGTTCGAATTCTTCTATTGCTAAATTCTTTTTTTCCATACCGTAATTATAAAACCTTTTTTTATAAAAAGATATACACACATTATCTAGTATAGTAAAAAGCTACACACCGACAAAATATAATGTTTCCTGCGCTGGCTGTAATGTCTCCAGGGAACCGCATACGATCAGGGCCAACTATAAATAAATCATCTTCAGCAACAGATTGCCCGTTTGCTATTACATGGTTTTCCCGTGTCCTCTCGTCAAGAAAGGATCCCCATTCTTTTCTTGCAACTTGTAAACCTGAAGACTTGACGGCAGTATCAACCACTTCAGAAAAAACAGAATGAATTTCGGTTGCTGCTATTCTTTCAGCTCTAAATTTATTTAATGACGGCTCGTTGTCTCGGATATCTTTTGCAATTTGCTTATTTGATTTGTCATCCTTAACGCCTTTATCAATAATAGCTCTAATTGCTTCAATCGTGTTTGGATCTATTATAGTTGTAACTTTTCTGAGAGCTTCAGTTTTTGACCAATTAGCAAACACCTGATCAAAAATACTTTCAGTATCTTTTGTTTCAAAATTATTATTAATGCTTTTCTCATTGTTAATAAACCGCATACTGAATTTGAAAAAATCTTCACCCAATACAGTATAGGATCTTATATATGCATTTAGCATTTCATTACTATATCTAGCAATATCATATTTTATATTATGGTTTCCATCAGCAACACTTTTTGCAGCGTCAAGCCATTGTTTTCTTAGAACAGGACGAACAGCTCTTTTAAATATTGGTTCGCTTCTTATTTGTTTTCTAACAATAAAAGCATGAAAGTTTTTTTTCTTTTCTTCTGGAATGTTAATCAAAAATTAAAACCTAGCATTCTTTCAGCTTGCTCTTTTGTATAACCAGAATCAATCAGTTTTTTTAATTGTGCTTTTTCGTCTGCTTCAGTTACAATTTCAGCAGCTCCAAGTGGAAGCAAATTAGCAGGGACAAGTATTTCATTACCGTTTGGATCTGGATCAAAACCAACTATTGCACGCTTTTCATTTGTAGTTAAAAAAGTAGATGTTTCAGCACGAGCCCAAAGCTGATCCCTTTTTTCTGAGAACGCAGGCACGTTGTCCAGATCATAATTTAAGAAATTGTCTGTATTCTTAAATAACCAATTGTTTATTTCAGACTTATATAAACTAAGATCAGATAAAACAGTATCTTCCCAAAATGCTAGACGTGCTTCTTTATAATTATTATAAGTTGAATCACCTGGAATACTTATTAATAATGGTGGTACACTATAAGCTAAACAAATTTGTCTTGACTTTTCTCTATTGGTTTCAAGCCAGTCCATTTCTTTTGGACTCCAGTTGTATGGCTTTGCTTCTGTTTTCATGCCGTCCAAAATTAATGTTCTTCCTGCATTTTTGGCACCCGAATACATGCTGCTCAATTGATTTTCCATTCTATCAAACTGCTCGTCTGTCAAGTTGCCATCTACAGTAATAACCATACCCGGACGGCCTTCATTTTGAATCATCTTCAGATTCCAATCGGTAGCCTGATTACTTGAATCTATATCTCTGGCAGCCGGTTTTGTTGGCCCCATTCCCCAAATTTCATCTAGTGGATTAAATAGCATTATATGCATTAGTTCAGATTCGCCGGTAATCGGATTGCGATCATACACTATAGGATTATTCATATCTATTTTATATTCATACCCTACAATAGAACCTTCTTTACAAATTTGTTTTATTTTATCGGGCCTGAGTATATGCATTTCTTTTATTGTTTCAGCATTAACATTTTTATTTAATGTTAGGCCGTGAGTAAAAGAGTTACCAGCAATCAACCTGTATGCCAATTCTTTATAAGAGAAAAAACCCCACCCTTCGTCTATGTTTGGATACGAAAGAATTTTATTAAATGGATGCTTTTCAACTTTTTCTTTTTCACTATTTAAAACATTCCACGGAACCGAAGAAAAAGACTTTGCTCTATAATCAATGCAACGATATGCAATAACATTAGACATATATGTTTCACGAGCATATTGATCATACCTGTCAGGTGTGTTTTTTATTTGTGAATCAGCTCCGGTATAAATTACACCGCTTACTTGCCGAGTTTCTTTTTTTTTCTTTTTACCAAAGAATTTAAACATATTTTTATCCGCTTACTGCCCATCCGATTAGTTGAATGCCAGCAATATTAGTGCCTGACTTCATGCTCATGGTTACATTGATTGTATCACTAGCACTCATGTTGATCACACTATCAAATTGAATCAAATAGTTTTCAATTCCGTTTAATGCCTGGCTTACTACTTTTTGATCATAGTAACTTCCAAGTATAGAACTAATGGTGATTACAAAATCTTCAACAGAAGCATATGCAGAGCTAAATTTTATTCTAGCTTCTTTTAGAAGCCATCTTTTTTTTTTTTTTTTAGGAAGAGACTCACTCACTGCTCCGGTATCGGCATCGCCAACCGTAACAAAATAATCAAACTCTTGCCATCTTTCATAATTATATAAAGTCCCTGCGAACGCCATAACTTATTCCTTTTTATTTTTTAATTTCTTTTTTTTCTTCAGCCGGTACTTTTTTGATTTGTACCTCTGCTTGTTTTTCTATTTTCATAACAAGGCCGAGAACCTCATCCAAAGATTGCTTTCCTAAAAGTTTTCTTATGTACTGAACTTCTGTGAGATGTAACGTTAAAACAATTTCATTTTCCATTTATGAGACTCCTATTATTTTTGATACGCTTGCAATTGCTGTGCCTGTTGCTTTTCCAATACTAGCACCCGCAACACCAATAAATTTATCTGCCCATCCGGCAGCTGCCGAAACCTTGCTCAACCACGCACCCTGATTAGGTTGATTGCCTGATCCTTGTGATGCTCCTTGATTTGGCGTACTGGCTGACATTATCCGACACCTACGTCAAGCGGTTTACCGGCTTCTAACATCGCCGAACTACCACCAAGTGAAAAATCACCATTGGCGGGATCTGTAAACCCCGAAACACTAGCAGTTGCGTTTAATCCCTTTGCAGAATTATCTTCTGTGCTGCCATTATCCCATGACATGTCTCGGGTGTTATTTGTTGCCCAGTTATTATAATCGAAATGGTTAACTGTTACAGTTCCAGAATTATTAAACTTCCATGCATCAGTGCATGAATCAAAAGCACAGCTTTCTATATAATTACCGCTTGACGTCGTGCCTATTATTCCAGACGTGCAATTATAGAATGTTACCCACACCAGCACGCTTCTTGAGTGAGTGGATAGGTCTATCCCAGTAGTGCATGTATCAATAATGGTGTTTTGTACATTATAGGTACCCGCTAAAGTTATCCCCTGCGATGAATCATGTATATAACAATTTCGTATAGTTGTATTAGAAAAAGCGTTTATTGCGTTGCCATTCGTGCTCTCTGCTTCACAAGCAACAAACAAGCAACTTGAAAAACCAGCCTGTATAAAAGCGTCTCGACCGCCAGTGCCGGATGTGTTCGTTGCTTTACAATTAAAAAATTTCGAATCGGCATCAGATCGGAAAACTTGAGAGCCTGTTCCTGTACCAATTATATTATACCACTCCCAGTAATCATCGCCAGTCGCATTACCGGATCCGGTTGCGAATGTTGGCCTATCTGATCCGATTGCCCAATCTGATTGTGTTGGTGGTTCTGCCGTTGTTCCAGTGGCCACGCCAATTACTCTGATCGGATCTCCACTCACACCATCCTGCGAACTAAAAAACGAGAACGTATATGTAGAGCTACCCATAACCCAAACACGATCACCGGCAACAGCACTAGATGTCAGATAGGTATCAAGGGCACCGACGCTCCCGGCGTCCGACCATCCGGCAGCGGTTCCGGCCCCTGCTCCTGTAACTGTGTAGTATATCTCAGCCATTTATATTTCCGCCACTGTTACTTTTTTTAATAAAGTCGGATTAAATTTTGTTAGTTTGGTTATTGGTATATCTTTTACCAAAACAGAATAATCATTTTTCTCACGCCATTTTTTATCAATTGGCTCAATTGGTTGCTTTGTTGCCTTGTCGCATATCCAGTCACATAAATCATTTTGGATTGTTATGTTTCTATTCCACGAAGATGAATCAACCGTGTTATTTCCTTTAATTTCAACATTGTCAAGATTACATTTTTTAAGCGTAACACCATCCATATTATCAGGAAATATATCATACATGTCATCCCCTTCCTGTGCAAAACACGATCCAATAATTTCACCTGGAGGAATTGTTTCACCTTTTAATGACTGTCCAGTAAAGTCTTTATAGCTGTAATCTGTGAGTATTGCCATTTATACTATCTCCACCCATGATTTATCTGGGTCAACAAAAAGCTCTGTTGTGCTTATTGCATACCCGATTATTCTTACTATATCAGCGGTCGCACTCGGTGCGGTCACTGTAATTTCTCCAGTGGTAAGACTTAAATAATAAATACTTCCAGCTGTTAGTCCTGTTGTTGTATATAATCCATGTGTTAAAACTTCGGTTGCGCTTATTCTTATGCCAACCATTCCGGTCGCACTTGCAGCAGCATCGGCATCCGTTTGAGTCCAAGTATTTGCACTGGAAAGATAAACAGCATCGCCGTTACTACCTGCTACCGTTTGGGAAACTAATTTATAACCGTTTGAATTCCAGTCAACATCACCACCAAGCTGAGGAGTAGTGTCTTCAACAATGTTTTTAAGAAATGTACTACTTAAAGCTCCGTCTGGTATTCCTGTGAAATTAGTTCCTGTAAACGTTGGAGTCGCACCACTAATAACGCTCTGATCTATAAACGAATGACTCGACCCATCAGCACTAACATGAGAAAATGCAGAATCCCAATTTGCAGTATTATCAGTTAAGACAGTTAATGCGCCGGTTCCCGTTGTTACTTTTAATATTCCAGTCGCAAGGCCGGTTGAAACATTTGTTATTGCCGTTTGTAAATAATGTTCGTTTGCTGCAAAATTTGCAAGGGCATCATGATCAATGTTTCCTTCAACTATTGTTAATTCAACATCGTGTGAAGTGCCATCAAGGGCAACAGACAATCTATTGTTTTCACTTTTAATTGCGTTAAACTGTAAATCAAAAACACTCTTCTGATAAAATATAGAAGTGCCGGATCCTTGATTAGACGCTGTGTTTGTTTCACCACCACCAGCAGCTGCAATCATACTTGTTTTTGTACCGGAACTATCAAGAAAATATGGAGTAGTTGTCCCGCCATCATCTTCAACAATAAACCTTCCGGTATCTGCAGCAGGATTGGCAGGTGTTGTTTGTTCTGGAATATCTAAATAATTTGTTAATTGTAAAGTAGAGTGTGTCGGCGTTCCTGCAATAGTAACGGCCTGATCAATAAATGAATGACTACTTCCATCTGTTGATGCGTGTGCTGTATAAAATGTTCCATGCTGACCGTCTAATAAATCAGAATTTAAATTCGTGTTTAGTGTCGTGCTTGTAATTACAAACGGAGCCGTTCCAATTGCTAATGTGCTCGCAATTTGATTTTCAGCATAAAAAGAAAATTGTGCTGCACCACCTATAATAGGTTCTGCATAATATCCGATCGCCGTCCCTTGTGCTAGCGGTGTTGTTCCATCTGTTGTTATTTCTACTTTGGTTGTAGAGCCTATTGTTAATCCTGTCCTGGTCGCACCTCTATATAAAGCATACCCGGCCAAACCATAATATGCTACACCCGCAGCCCTACCATCTGACTTTCCTTCTGTACCAATTAGGAAATGAAGACCGGCTGATGTGTCTTCAGCCAAACCCCAAACGGCTGCACCGTGTCCGGTTCCTGCTGCATTAGATCCTGTATTTTTTAAATACCCAGCAACAGAAGACGCAAAATTGTTTGTTGGAAATTCTCCCTGCCAATTCAAATATGACAAGTAATCGGCTCCAGCACCAGGGTTTGTTGTGCTTAAAATATGCACCGGGTATGATGGAGCTGTTCCAAGTGAAATATTATTATTCGCTCGTACACTATTAAAGGTCGGTGTGCCTGTTGTAGTTACATTCTGATTTATAAATGAATGACTACTTCCGTCCGCACTAATGTGTGAAACAGCCAAGTCCCAGTTTGTAGAGTTGTCAGTGATTGCCGATGTAGTACCACCGCTAATTTTAACCAATCCAGAATATGCAGATACATCAGCCTCAAGACCACCACGCTCATGATCTATTACAGCACCGTTCCA